GTTCATTATTATAAATTAAATATTTATTTATTGTAATGAATGATTTTAAATCTGAAACTACAATGAAAGAATTTGTACCTTGGGAAAAGTATCACGAGACTATATTTATAGACTGGGCAGACAAGGCATCTTGTTATAACTGGCTACATAATAAGTCTTATCTCAAGTATTCAAGAAAGAGAAATCTTTTTACAGTCCCGGTTATCATAATGTCTACCCTAACTGGGACAGCAAATTTTGCATTGGATAGAATACCAGAAGACTATAAAAATATTTTTACTCTTTCAGTTGGTAGTGTAAATATTCTTGCTGGTATTATAACTACCGTGGCTCAGTTTCTAAAACTTAATGAACTTACAGAAAGTCATCGAATGGCTTCTATATCATGGGATAAATTTTATAGAAGTATAAGATTAGAACTCATAAAAGCACCAGAAGAAAGAGTCGATGTAAGTTATTTTATGAAGTCGAGTAGAGACGAATTTGATAGATTAATGGAAACAAGTCCTGGGATAGACAAGGATATAATAGTAGCTTTTAAACAAGAATTAACAAATGGTAAAAATAAGGAAGAAGCTGTTAGAAAACTTAAAAATTTTAATAAACTTATTAAACCAGAAATATTTAATGAATTGTATACAATAAAAGAAGTTGTATACAAGGCTCCACCACAAATAGAAATACAAATAGAAGATCGCGAAAGATTAAAAAGACTTGAGAATGAAAGAGACAGTTATAGAAATAATCTCTATTCTGTTAGATCGTTTATAGATAATTTTAAGAGTAAGTACTCGAGACACCCTTCACAAGATGAATTCATGTCAAATTTGCCTCATATCAATCTACCAGATCTAAAGGTATTAATTAGTGATATTAATTTTACAGAAAAATAAGTTGTTTAAAAATAAATACTATAAATTAATAAGATGACGGATGATAAGAGACAAAAACTTTTAGATTGTCTTATTAATTTATCACTAAGATCTGGGTTTGATTCTTTTGAAAAATTTAGACTATATAAAGAAATAATGTGTTCTGATAAATACAAAGCTGTGTATCCAGAAACACAAATTATTAGTAATTCAGATGACAAGGTATACGTAGACAACATGAAGGTAATGACCGCTCAAAATCTTTATAATCCAAAAGACGGTTCAATGGTTAAATTTGCAGATAAAACTTCAGTAAGTCTAGGTGTTAAAGAACCTCCTATAGAATGGTGGGCATCTGAGAAATTTGATGGTATTAGAGCAGTTTGGGATGGAGAAAAGATGGTATCTAGAGGTTCTGCTTCAGCTGGTGGTAAACCAAAGGTGTATACTTATATACCGGAGTGGTTTAAGAAAACTCTTCCAGCTGGTATAGCTTTAGATGGTGAAATATGGATAGGAAGAGGACTCTTTCAAAAAACAAGTCGACTTTCTACTTTAAAACCGGGAAAGAGCTACACAAAAGAACAAATTGATAACATTTGGTTAGGAAAAGAAGATCCACCGGTCGTATTTAAAGTTTTTGATATACCAAATGATCCAAGACCTTTCGAAAAAAGAATGAAATTACTTCAAACTGTAGTAAAAGATGCAAAAGAGTGTTGGAAAAAAATTGACTATCCAGGAAAGAAGACATTTCCTATTCAATTTACAGAACAAATAAAGATTAAGTCTATGGAACAGCTTATAAGTCTTTACAGAGAATTAACATCCGAAGGCGCAGAGGGTATTATGTTGAGAGCACCAGGAAGCCCTTATGAAACAAAAAGAAGCAAGTATCTTCTTAAGTACAAAATCAAAGAAGACGCAGAGTGTATAGTAAGAGATTACACTCTTGGAGAAGGCAGACTTACAGGAATGTTAGGATCTTTGAAGTGTGAATTACTTAACAACGGTGTGTCATCTGGAGTATTTACACAGATAGGTACTGGTTTTACAGATTCTCAAAGAACTAATTATAATAAAGAAAATTCTTCGGAGTATATCCCATTGGGAAGCGTAGTTTCGTTTTCTTATATGGAAATGACCGATGACGGAATTCCAAGACATCCAGTATATCGTGGTATCCGCGAGGATTATTTTGTAAAAGACCAAGGGTCTAGTTCGAACCAAGGGTCTAGTTCAGAAGACTTTAAAAATTCTATAATAGAAGCTCTTAAAATACACGTTAGAAATGAAGAACTAACAAAATCAGCTAATTGGACCTACAAAGTAAGACCTTATAAACAAGCTATAGCTTTATTTAGTGCGACTTCTGATAAAATTTCAAACGTAATTGATGCTTTACGAATTTTAAGAGCAGGTGGAGCTAAATTTCCAAATGAAGAGGCTTATTTTAATAAAAACAAGGAATATAAAAGTTCTACTTTGCAAAAGATACACCAAGTCATTAAAACTGGTGTTATACCGAAACTTATTGAACCACCTAAAGATCCAAAACAAGACGCCATAGAAGAATTAACAAAAGTAGCTGGAATAGGACCTTCAACTGCAGTGAAATTATACAACAAAGGTATTAAAAATACAGAAGATCTTAAAAGAGCTTATGATGCAGACAGCTCTATAATAAATTTAAAACAAGCTATCGGACTTAGACACATTGACGATCTTAAAAAAAGAATTCCTAGAAACGAAATGAACCAGTGGAATGAAATTCTAAATGAAATCTGGGAAAAAACTGTAAATAAGTTAAATATAGAAGGTACTTTACAATTATCTGGGTCTTACAGAAGACAAGCTCCAGACTCTGGAGACATTGATGCTCTTATAACAACAGATAATTATAGTCCAACTATAATGAACACTTTTTATAATAACCTTGTAAAAGAAGGTATAATACAAAAGGAGAATACTATAGCAAAAGGACCAACTAAAATCATGGTTATAGCAAAGATAGACGAATTTTACCAACATCTAGATATTTTCTACTATACAAAAGATGTTTATCCATTTGCGCTTCTATTTACAACTGGGTCAAAAGAATTCAATGTTAAAATGAGAGCAGATGCGAAGTTTAAGGGATTTTCTCTTAATGAAAGAAATCTAACAATCGGTAGTCCTTTAGGCAGAGAAGTTAAAAAAGAAGAATACAATGACAAGATACAAAAAGATTTTCCAGAAACAGAGGAGGACATATTTAAATTTTTAGATTATCCTTACGTTTTACCTCAAAATAGATAATAATTTATAATAATAAATGGACTGTTATAGATACGAAGAAATAAACACTTCTGATAATCCAATGCTCAAAAATGTAGATTTAACTATTATTCTTGTTATGGAAAATTCTAAGAGGTTTCGACCTTGTGATTTTATATTAAATTTATCTAAAAAAACCATTATACAATATAATAAGGGATTCAAAGCTTGTAAAAAACCAGACTGTATAACTAAAGCTCCAGCCGATATAATACATGCTTATTACACTGCATTTTCTTATTGTAAAAATTATGATAACGTTATAATTTTAGAAGAAGATGCAGAAATATTAAATAATGATCTTAAGCATTATAAAAAAATAGATTCCTTTATAGAAAAACCATTTAAAATTTTATCTTTTGGAACTTACGGCAAATTTAAAAAAATAAATAACGACTTCTATGAAGTTAAAACTGTTCATGGATCTCAAGCACAAATTTACTCTAAATCTATAAGAGAAGAAATGCAAAAAGATTTTATAAACAATGATTTTTCAGGACACATCGATGTTACATACATGAATGATAGAGCTATTGTTTATAATATACCATTGATAGTTCAAAAACTTCCAGAAACAGAAAATTTTAATAACTGGGATGGACCTAAGTTTTTACATAAGTTAGGTATTAAAACATTAAACTTAGATAAAAAACCAGAAGGATGGTATATATTACATCTATTATCTAAGTTAAGAGAATATACTGTGCAATTTTTAATTCTATTAGCTCTAATAATATTTACCGTTAAATATTTTAATTAAATTACAAAAAAATATTAATATTAAAATATAATTAATATACTAAATCATAATGGAATTGTTAAGAGACGCTAAGATTCAAGAGCAATTTCATGACTTGGTTAAGAAATTTCTTACCAAGAATGAAAACTATGACACCTCCAAATTTATTGGTGGTCTACCAGTAACATTGGAGCGTGAAGATGTTTTTAATCTTTTAACAAGAGACTCGAATGGAAAATTTAAATATACTGTAACACAGAAAGTAGATGGAACCAGAATGTTGATGTACATAGGATACGACATGGGAAACAAGGAAAGAGTTGTTTGTTTTGTCGATAGAAATATGAAACTATATACTGTTAGAGACTCAACAAGATCTATTCTTCCATATGTTAACTCTCGTGAGATGCTTCTAGATGGAGAATTAGTATTTTTTGATTCAGAGGGGAAAAGTCATAAAGACTTAGAATCAAGATATGTAAAAGGTGTCTCATTTATGGCTTTTGATATTCTATTTGGTCCAGAAGACATAAAGATAAATTCCGATGGTTCAAAACATATGGGTCAGTCTTTTTCTATGATGGTTCCTGACACTGGTATTCTTAAAACT